TATTATGTCGCCGCGCAAGAAAGCGAGTAACAAGCCATCCCCGTTGTATAAACGAGTTTTGCCTGGTCCTCGTACCTTACCGGTTTCGGCATTAAACCCGAGCTGACTTGGAACCACAGCCCATGCACGATACTTGACGACCCCGAAAATAGGGTGTCGAGCTTCTGCATGGTTCTGCTGTGATGTCCTGCAGCCCAGGTGATATGCCAATCGGCTAGGTATTTTAATTCCTGCGTCATCGTTCTCGCCCAAGGGCACGTAGATCTTACGTGCACCTTTAAGCAAGTACCGAATGGTCCGCTTCAGGGTAAACCCTGTTAAAGCTGACCACTCGTTTAAACGATTAATTGCGACATACCGTGAAGCCTGTGATTTAAGGGATTTAATGTAAACACCCCTAACAGGCAGACCTTCGAAAAAGTCTGCTCCACAGGATTCCCGGAACGGGCCCTTGAAAAAGGACTTGTCACTGTTAACCGTGAACCCAAGGATTCCTAGAAGCCTAACGATTTTGTTAGACACCCTAGAATCGGCGATGATATCATCACCGAAGATCCCGAAGTTCCCATGTTCCCACTTGACCTGGTTAGGGTCGTGTGGAAAGCTTAACCCATATCTCCGCTTTAACGCGAAGGCATGGGCGAGCTCAATTGGACCTAGGTCCAAAGAACATGTGGTTCTCTTTAGAGGAATTCCCTCTAACGAGTAAACAGCGGCAACAACACACGCAAAGATGATCGTTTCCAGGGGAAAAGTAAATCCATTCCCCATGGACGATATCATCGAGAGCGACTCCACCGAGCCATCAGGCAAGGTACAATTAGGTGACCGGGTCAGCATTAGCCATTGGAGAATCTCCTTTGGCATTACTGCTTCGAGCATCTTAATTGACACAGAATCACTAGCTGATGCTAAGTCTATAGTACATAGACTGTCATCAAGACTAGCGACTCGTGCGAGTTCTCGGTTCTTGTCCTGCTGTGTACGGATATCTATTCCATAAAACTGGACTAGACGTTTTTCCATAACAGCGCCGATTCCCAACTGAAAAAACATGTTGAGCGTCGGTTCAGAACAAATAACACGAGATATGTTGACGTTTTTATTGACAAAAGACAGACGATTGCCTGCGACTATGTGCGCCTTACCGTACTCGGAAAATCTAAAGGCTTCCGCCTTAGACCAAGTAGGGTGGCTACAAACATAGCGCTCATAAAGAGTCCATAGACCCTCGTTTGTGCAAGTAAGGTTCGACGAAAAGAGCTTCGTATAGAAGTCCTTCCCGTTAGCCCCTACACTTGACCCTGGACCGGTACGACCGAGCTGTGATAGCTCGACCGCATCGGAGATCAGGGAATAACCAGAGGGATTGAAGAATTTGTACAATTCATACTTGAACTGTCCAAACATTACTTCATCCCCAGAGTTATCCAACACGAGTTCCCATTCTTCGCATCGCATGTTGCTTTGCTTGAATTTCTCGAGAGCCAGTGCATCTGCGTCTTCGCCCTTCACGTCACTGAATTTCTTCAGTAGTGAATTGGCTAGGGCAAATGCCTGGTACTCCCGAGGGGACATTCCGGGCCACGGGGTATCGACCGTTAGGTCAGTATCCGGTAGTTGTTCGGAAAGGTCTTGGAGCAGGTTTGAATAAAGAGCTTTGCTATGGTAACCCATAAGTAATCTCCAATCAGAAGTTTAGCTGTTAGCCTCACCGTTATGGAGTTCCGCAATTACTGCCAGTTGCCTCAGAGTTTCGAGGTACTTGGTAATACATGCGGCCAGGTTAATTTCCTGGCGAATGAGTCCCACGTCTACCGTTTCAGTCATCATTTCTTTCCAGAAATAATGCATTTCAAGAAAGAACTGAGTATGCTTGGATGATTTATTTCCACGCATTATTGAAGTTATGGCGCAGCCTCGAAAAGCTGCGTCAATATCAACCTTCAATTCCTCGCAAGAGGACTCAAGTGATAACTGATGAACCGTTTTCTTGTGTGACATTTTCTTTCTCCTTAGGGTGACCGTCATCAGACGGATCAGAAACCTCTGGCTCAACGTCAATTGTCCCATCGAAATGGAACCCTTGACAACCAGAAGTGAAGATAGCTACTAACACGGCGACTATCGCCGGCAGTCTAATTAGGGACATTTTAGTCCTCCTTAGACGATGCCGTCGATCATTGCTTGTGCTAGCGCGGTGGCATTGCCAAAAAGCACACCACCAAGACAGCTCATTAGGGCCCGAATGTTCTCCGGGTCAGCAGCATCAGCACCTGCCGGGATCGGAATTCTGATCTCAACATTGCTGATCTGGTCTGACTGACCGGACAATGGTAATAGTCCTTTACGGACACGTACCTTGAACACATTGCGGGGTTGAACCCC